AGAATGGGATCAAGTATTCAGACAAAACAATCCCTCTTGAATGGATTAAAGAGGATCCCAAGGTAATCCCTGAAGGGATTCTTCTTAATAAAGGTTAATTAAAATATGGTTTCTTTCAGGGCTCCGACGATTGAGGAGCATAAATCTTTTGTCTCTTATAAGAATAGAGAGACTACTAAATATCTTGTCGTTCACTGCTCTGCCACTCAGAATGTGTCATCTTTTACATGGAAAACCATTGACCAGATGCACAGACAGCAGGGGTGGTTGGGTATTGGTTACCACTTTGTAATTCTTACTGACGGAACTATCCAACGCGGTAGGCCCCTAGAGGCCATTGGTTCCCATGTAAAGGGTTACAACAACTGTTCTGTTGGTATCTGCCTCATTGGTGGTGTGGATGCTAAGGGCAAGTCCGTAGACAACTTTACAGAGGAGCAGAAGGAGTCTCTTAAGTGTCTACTGGATTACCTTAGAGGTTACTATAAAGATGAAGTCGTTGTGCTTGGTCACAGAGATTTTGCAGGCGTCAACAAAGACTGCCCTTGCTTTGATGTTAAGGGATGGTATAAGGGCGCTAAGTTTGCTAGGTATGAAGATACTGAGGCGTTCTGGAGTAAGGTAGTCTTCTCCAAGGGTGTCTTTAAGGACTTTAATGGAGACCCTGAAGAAGGGGATGTTGTCCGCATTGAATAAAATCAATACTCCTAGGGAGAGAGTATGCAGTATGTGAAAGCTCTTATGGTTATCCTTGCGTTCATTCTGGGACTGGCTCTAGGTGAATCTATTGAGGAAAAGAGAAATCAAGAGATTCTCCTAGAGGAACAACGGACTCACTTAACGGAACTAAAGTCTATACAGGAAAGAAAGGATGCAACGATTAACTTACTTCTTAAAGACATGGCTACCGCTGATGTTGTGCAATCTGCTATTGATAAGCGGGTTAACAGCCTGCAGTACAACATCAATGCAGGAAACAAAGCCATCATGCAACATACCGATAGAGCTTATGCAGAGTCAGTCATCCAGTGTAGAAACCTACTGTCAGAAGGTGCAGAACTACACGGGGAAGGTGTTAAGATACTCAGAGACACCAATAGACGACTTGAAGCAATAATCAATATTCACAAAGAACAAAACTCTCCTTAGCTCAGTTGGATAGAGCATATGCCTTCTAAGCATATGGTCACAGGTTCGAATCCTGTAGGAGAGACCAAATACGCTGTTTGATTGTACTCCTCTCATCATAAGAGAAGTGAGGAAGTCCTGCGGCTCTTAGCAGGTCGGGTAGCTCCCGAATAGGATGTCTACCGAAATAGATCCGAATGGGGCAACGGTTACCCCCCACAGAAAAATACCCTAGTGGCGAAATGGTATACGCAACTGAATTAGAATCAGTGGAGAAGGAACGCTCGTGAGGGTTCGATTCCCTCCTAGGGTACCATTTATTTTTTAAAAAGAGAGGCAATTATGCAGACTCAGAAGGAACTTGATCGAATGGAATCTGATTGGGAAGCTCGTTGGGAAGACGAGTATCAGGAATATCTTGAGTCCCTTGATGAAGAAGACGACGAGGATGATGAGGAAGATAATGACTACTAAAGTTGGATCTAGTGAAGCCCTTTGCATTTGCCATCAGGATAATCTCTATACGTTCGTCCTTAGGTATCCTAGGATGATCCATAGTGAATTCATGACTCACAGGGTCTTCAGCCGCAATGCCAGTAGCTCTCGTGCTATCCCTGTAGCTAAGGTTATTGAACAGGTGCGCAATGACCCCTTTATCCCTTCTCACGTCTACATGAATCAATCTGGCATGGTTGGTACTGTTGAGGCTTCTGAGGATACCTATGAGTCTTTTAAGGATCTCTGGCTTAAAGCTGTAGACAATGCAGTAGCTGTTGCGGAATCCATGGTTACTCTTGGTGTCCATAAGCAACACGTCAACCGAATCCTTGAACCCTTCCAGTACATTAACGTGATTGTGACTGCTACTGAATGGGATAACTTCCTGCATCTTAGGCTTGCCAGTGATGCACAACCTGAGATGCAGGATCTTGCAAGGGCCATTAAGGGTGAGATGGACAAGGTAGGCAATACTATAATTAGTGTCTACCATATTTGTGGGAAGTATGTTAGTCTTCCTTTTATCACTCAAGAGGAAGTAGATGAGCACTGCATGAACTCGTTTAGTTCTTCTGAAGTCCTCATTAATGATCTCATGCTTATTTCCTCTGCACGTTGTGCGAGAGTGTCTTACAACAACCACGACGGATCTTGTCCTGACGAACACAAGGACAAGAAGCTGGCACGAAGGCTCTTTGATGCAGGCCATATGTCACCCATGGAGCACCCCTGTATTTGGGCAGGAGACATGAGGTACCATAGAAACCTGTACGGTTGGGAGAGCCTTCGTTGTAAATTTGGCTATTAAAAGATGAATCAAGAGAGTACATTCCTTTATCATGAACCTTGTCCTAAATGTGGCTCTTCTGACGCCTGTGGGGTCTTTAGTGATGGCCATAGGTATTGTTATTCTTGTAATACTTATTTTAGACCTGATGGGTCTGTAAAGAGTGAGGAGGTTAGAGTGTCTAAGGAGTGTATTCCTTTTGAAGATCTTGAAGAGGTTTCCCTTACTAAGCGTTGTATTGGTAAAGATACTTGTTCTAAATTCAAGTATTTTTCTACTGTTTACAAAGGGAAGCCTTGCCAAGTAGCGTGTTACTATGACGATTCGGGGAACCTTGTGGGGCAGAAGCTCAGGTTCCCCGATAAGTCCTTTGCAGTCCTTGGTAAGATCTCTAATCGACTCTTTGGTTCTCAGTTGTGGTCTTCTGGTAAGAAGATTGTAATTACCGAGGGTGAGATTGACTGTCTTACTGTGAGTCAGCTTCAGTCTAACAAGTGGCCTGTTGTGAGCATCCCCAATGGGGCTCAAGCGGCTAAGAAGGCTATTGAAGATAACCTTGAGTATCTTGACAAGTTTGAAGAAGTGGTTCTCATGTTTGACATGGATGAACCTGGTCGTAAGGCTTGTGAAGAGTGTGCCAAGGTGTTGCCTGCAGGTAAGGCGTTCATTGCTAACCTTCCTTTGAAGGATCCCAATGAGTGCCTACTTGAGGGTAAAGGTGGTGAGGTAATTCAGGCTATCTGGAATGCCAAGCCGTATAGACCTGATGGAATTGTTTCAGGTACTGATCTCTATGAGAAGTGCGTAACCGACATTGATGACCTTAAGGATTCTGTGGAGTACCCTTGGGTGGCTCTTCAGAACAAAACTAAAGGAGCTAGACATGGCGAACTGTATGTCTTCACAAGTGGTAGTGGAATGGGTAAATCCACAATCCTCAGAGAACTCGAATACTACTTTGGTGTTCAGCGGGGAGAACTTTGCGGAATTGTTGCTCTTGAAGAATCTACTCGAAAAACTGGGTTGGAACTCATGTCGATTCATCTCAATAAGCGACTCATACTCGACCCTGAGGGTGCAGATGAAGATGAACGAGGCAGAGCTTTTAATGAAACAATTGGGAATGGAAAATTTTTCCTATACGACCATTTTGGCTCACTTGATTCAGGTAATCTGCTTAGTAAACTTAGGTACATGATTGTGTCCCTTGGATGCAAGCGTATATTCCTTGACCATATCTCCATTGTTGTCTCTGGCATGGACACCGATGAGGATGGCGGTGAACGTAAGGCTATTGACAAGCTCATGACAAACCTTCGTTCTCTTGTTGAGGAAACAGGGGCTACAATGTTCGTAGTGTCTCACCTTAAGCGTCCTGAGAAGAAGGGTCACGAAGAGGGGGCACAGGTATCCCTTAGTCAACTTAGAGGGTCTGGAGCTATTGCACAGCTCTCTGACATGGTGATTGGTCTTGAGAGAAACCAACAGGGTGACAATCCTAATGTGTTGACTATTAGAGTCCTCAAAAATCGCTTCTGTGGGGACACTGGTGTCAGTGGTTACCTTGAGTATGATCCTGAAACAGGGAGGCTCAAGGATTGCCCACAGGGGTCTGAGGATTGCCCCTTTGAATCGGAGTTTTGATAATGAGTTTTAAAGAGTTTATTTCCTCACTTACTTCATGGTATTACGACAAGGACATGCCTCTTAAGTATCGTGTCCTCTCATGCTTTTGGATGATCCTGTTGCTTCCTATTGCCCCTGTGCTTCTAGCATCTGATTATCAGGATTCTGCTGAGTACAGAGACCTGAGCTTTCGGATATTCGCGATCTACGTGATTGCAATGTGGCTAATTACTATTACAGGTATCTCACTTCTAGTGTTTCTGTAAGGTGTGGTAGCAAAGCTATTTAAGGAAATAGAAAATGCTGACAATTAAAGACAAATTCGTTATTACAGACATTGAAACCAATGGTCTGTTGGATACCACAACAAAGTTCTGGTGTGGGTGGATTTACGACTCTTATACTGATTTGTACACTGGGTACACGGATCTAAAGGAATACTGGAACGCAATTGACTGGTATGGCCGTCATGATTACAATATCGTCTTTCATAATGGAATCCGATTCGATATCCCGTGCCTTAAAAAGTTGATGGATGATGGATTTTCTTTCGATCCACGCGACTGTGTGCTTGACACTCTTGTACTTGCTCGTTTGATCTACTCGAACATCAAGGACACTGACGTTGGTCTTATGCGTTCTGGAAAGCTCCCTAAGGCTCTCTATGGTTCCCACAGCTTGAAGGCTTATGGTTATCGTATGGGTGAACTGAAGGGTACCTATGGTGAACATGAGGACGCATGGGACAAGTTCACTCCTGAGATGTATGAGTACAACAAGCAGGACGTTGTGGTTACCCATAAGTTGTTCATGAAGCTGATGGCTAAGGGTTACCCTTTGAAGGCTATTCAGCTTGAGCATGACATTGCTTGGGTTATGGCTAAGCAGGAGCGTAATGGGTTTGTCTTTGATAAAGATGCGGCAGTAAAGCTCTATTCTGAATTGTCAGGTAAGCGACAGGTTCTTTATGAGAACCTTGTTTCTAAATGTGGGTCTTGGACTGTCTATAAGGGAGACAAGATCTACAAGCGAGATAACGCTAAGCGTGGCATTAAGGCGGGTGTCCCTTACCCTCAGTATGAGGAGGTGACCTTTAATCCCAATAGTCGTCAACACATTGCTAAGGTTCTCATGGATCGAGGCTGGGAGCCTACTGAAATGACTCCTACGGGTGCCCCTAAGGTTGACGAAGAGACTCTGAAGACTGCTAAGGGTATTGATCTTACTGAGGACATCTTGGAGTATTTGCTTATTAACAAGCGAATTGCACAGCTTGCTGAGGGTGACAATGCGTGGCTAAAGTTGATGAAGGAGGATGAAGATGGTTACACTCGCATTCACGGCTCTGTTAATCCTAATGGGGCTGTCACTGGTCGTGCAACTCATGCTTATCCTAATGTTGCACAGGTACCTGCAGGACGCTCCCCCTATGGGGAGGAATGTAGATCTCTTTTTAGAGTCCCTACTGGATGGTATGAGGCAGGCATCGACGCTTCAGGTCTTGAGCTTAGGTGCTTTGCTCATTTTCTCTACCCTTATGACCATGGGGAATACGTGAATGAGATCCTGAATGGCGACATTCATACTCATAACCAGAAGATGGCAGGGTTGACCACAAGAGATCAAGCGAAGACTATGATTTATTGCATGATGTACGGTGGTGGTGACGGTAAGCTAGGTGAAGTGATCCACGGTACTGCAAAGGATGGTAAGGCTCTTAAGGAGAGATTCTTTAATGCAGTACCTGCCTATAAGAAACTCTGTTCGGATATTGAAAGGACTCTCATTACATCCTCTGAGTGGGTCGGAGGTGTCAATAAGGTAACTTGGAGGAAACGTGTTCACCCTGATAACAGCAATCTTAGTATTACTCATAGTATTATTGGGCTTGATCGCAGGGTTGTTTATGTGCGAAGCCCTCACTCGGCTTTGAATACCCTTCTTCAGTCTGCAGGGGCACTTATATGCAAGAAGTGGGTGTGTCTTGTTGAGGAGAATATGCGTAAAGCAGGCTACAAGCATGGTTGGGACGGAGACTTTGCCATGATGGCGTGGGTGCATAAACTTCATTGTGCACGTTAAAGTAGGTTAATTCGGGGAAACCCCTCTGGGGCAATCCCGAGCTAAACATTGGAGGAACTATGCGTGGTAAACCCATGGTCTTGACTGAGGATCAAAACGGTTGCATAGTCCCCACATCACATAGACTGAATCATGATGGTTATCTAAGGATCAGAGATCACAGGTATAAGGGTAAAGGTAGAAAGCCCTTGATTATGGCTCACAGACTTGTATGGGAAGAAGCTAATGGCGAAGTCCCTGAAGGCTATGAGATTCATCACAAGTGTCATAATCGTGCCTGTTGTAACCTTAGCCACATTGAGCTAGTTAAGATCGTCGATCATAAAGTCGAACATAACTCCACTAGATATGCTGATAGAAAGGCTAAAGCTAAGGAGTATTGGAAACTTTATAAGTGTACAGGTACTAAGCTAGGTGAAGTCTTTGGTGTCTCGTTTTCATCTGCGTGCAAATGGATTCGAGAATGGAAGTGTAGAGACTAGGTATATACCGTAGGGGCTAGGGGTGAGATTCCCCTAGTCTCGAAATGCCTACTACAGCTAATACCAATAGGCTGTAAAGAGATAGTCCGACACCCGTAGCAATATGGGAAACGGTAAGGATGAGGTTCAGGTAGCTTGTAGAACAAGGGAAATCGCAGAGGACTGCGTAAGGATTGCACAGGAATCCATGAGGCAAACTCAGGAGTTCTTTAAGTTTAACTGCCAGTTGGATACTGAGGGTAAAATTGGAGATAACTGGTATTCTTGTCACTAAGGAGTAGCTATGATTCGTAGACCTATGACCGTAGAAGAGATTGAAAGGGTTCTTAAGAAGAATGAACCTAAGGAGGTAATGGCTTTGTGTAAGACCAACAAAAAGAGTATTGTTGACATTAAGTGGCTCTATAAGACGGATCCTATTTTTGGGACTGCAGGTGGTGCCGAAGTTCGATTGAATGGCAAACTGCTGTTTATGCACACCCCAAATCCCTGTAAACTCTATGAAGACTGGACTGACAAAGAAATCTTTTATGAGATTCTTGAGCGTCTTGGCTATGAAGTTGGTTGGGAAGAAGAGAGTGTTTACTATGAGGGACCTCAGAAAGAAAATGAATAAGTATCTTAGTTTTCTTAAATATATTGATCAGAACAATCCGAAACTTCAGGCGGACTTCTGTCGTGAGAATGCCAAGCTGATTGCTGAGGCGGCATCTAGGGGACATATTACAGCAATTAATTACTATAGTGAAGCCACTAATTATTGGAGGCTCACTTGTAAGGCATACACCATCCTTAAGGCTTGTGAATAATGAGATATGCTTTTGTAGACGGTGATATTCTAGCCTTTAAGGCGTCCTCTGCTGTCCAGAAGGATATCGACTGGGGGGATGGTCTTTGGACTTGTCATGCTGAAGTAGATGACGCGTGGGATTACTTTACCGACATGTTTATTGCTATTGATGAGAAGCTGAATAAGCATTTTGTTGGTGAAGAGATTACCTATGTATTCTGTTTCTCCGATGGGGATAACTTTAGGAAAGTCTACAATCCTGACTATAAGTCCAATAGGCGATCTAGTCGTAAACCCTGTTGTTACAAAGGTCTTGTAGACAAGATTAAAGAAACCTACATTTCTCATACAGTCAAGTACCTTGAAGCTGATGATGTTGTGGGTATCTACTGCACCAGTCCTGTCTATAAAGATATTTGTGTCGCAGTGTCTATGGACAAGGATTTCAAGACAATCCCCGGTTACTTCTATGATTTCGGTAATGATGTCCTATACAACATCACTGAGAAGGACTCCAAGAAATGGCTGTGCTATCAGACACTAGTAGGGGACGTTACAGACGGCTATAAGGGGTGTCCCACTTATGGCCCTGTGAAAGCCAATAAGCTCCTTAATGGGCATCCTGATTCTGAATGGTGGCCTGAGGTTTTGAAAGCATTCAAGTCTCAGGGTCTTACTGAAGAGGATGCCATTAGAGAGGCAACAATGGCTAGAATCTTGCATTATGAAGATTACCCTTTAAATGAATCTGAGGGCTTGCCCAAGAAGTACAACCCTTTTTAATCAATACTAATACCCCTAGGGCTATTTTTAATTAAATCAATAGTCCTAGGTAGGAGGAAGACATGAACAAAGAAGAAAACAATGTTGTTGAAGAAGAAGAGTTCCCTTATGTTCCTAAGGATCTCATTGAGAGACTTGAGGATATCTTTGACATTCGAAAGATGATTTGGTATGAAAAGAGTAATGAGACTCTTCTAGGTATTCAACAGGTTGTTACCTACCTTAGAAATAAATACGATAAACAGAACGGAGATAACTAATGGGTGGACTCTTTAGTAAACCCAAGGTTCCTGAGGTTAAGGTTCAGGCTCCTGCCATTGAGCAACCTGTGCTCGAACCTGAGGCTCCTGAAATGGGTGCTGAAGAAACTGCGGAACACAAGAAGAACAAGGGCAAGAAGGCTCTGAGGATTGATTATGTGGGTTCTGGCAGAGGGACTAACATCCCTAAGTAACGTGTCTAGGATTGGTGTCTTGCAACCTAATGATGGAGACATCCTAGAACAGGTCATCGACAAGGGTGCGAAGATCATCAAAGATGACCCTGACTCCCTCCCTTTCATTAAGAAATATGCTGACGTAAAGGTAGTACGTAAGTTTCTTAAGGGTGTCATTAGTGGTGAATTTGAAGACTTAATCGTCCTTGTTTTCTATAACAAAGAAAATACTCTCTCGGGTGCATCCCTAGTGTCTAGGGGGAGACCTTGGTATGCACCTGAGGGAGTAACTTTTCTAAATGAAGAGTGCACTGTAGCTTTCCAAAAGGGCCTTGGTTTGTCTAGAGCAATGGCTTATGCTCTTGAAAATATGGCATGTACTAACGTAAGGCTGCTGGCCTTCTCTAATGCTAATACGCTCAACAACAAGATGTTGGAAAATACCTATGAGAAACACTTGGGTTACTCTTCATACAAAACTTTTTACAAGGAAATTTAATAATGGGCTTTTCCATTAAGAAGGCTTTTAAGAAGGTTGCAAAGGTCGTATCCTTTGGTGCTTACCGAGGTGGTGGTGGTGGTGCCCCTGAGGCACCTACGCCTGCTCCTGAGCTTGAGCTTACGAACCCTGAGGGTGAAGCTGAGAAGAAGGAAGAAACCGAAAAGGTTCAGCTTCGTAAGGGTAAGAAGGGTCTTAGGATTAAGAAGGCAGGGAATGCTGATGTGTCTGCAGGTGCAGGCCGTAACCTTGTCTAACATGGAGGGTTATGATGGTTGGTAAGCAATCATTGAATGATGGCTGGGACGGTTGGAATGGCAACTAGTGAACATACCGCAGGCAATATCCCTCTTGAAGGAGCTAAGACGACCTATGACAAACTCACGACAGACAGAGACCCGTACACACAGAGAGCAGAGAAGTGCGCAACCTACACGATCCCTATGCTCTTTCCTAAGGAGTCTGATGATGGTGGTACTAACTATTCCACTCCTTACAATTCTGTGGGTGCTAGGGGTCTTAATAATCTTGCCTCTAAACTTCTTCTTTCTCTGTTGCCTCCTAATCAACCTTTCTTTAGACTGGGGTTGGACGCGGAGTCGACTGTAGCTCTTAATGAGTCTGCTGACGACCAGCTGAAGGACAACATCGAATACGGTTTGTCCATGATGGAACAGCAGATGATTAAGTACATGGAGTCTCAGTCTATTAGACCGACTCTTTTTGAAGCCATTAAGCAACTTATCATTGCAGGCAATGCACTTCTGTTCCTGCCTCCTGCTGAAGGTGGTATGAGGTGCTATACTCTTCGTGAGTACGCTGTTCAGAGAGACACTATCGGCAATGTCCTTCAGATTGTCGCTAAGGATACTGTTTCCCGTGGTAGTCTCCCTGATTCCATGCAGTCTGTTCTCCCTGATTCTGGTGAACCGACTATCAACGAAAAGGTAGACATCTATACTCACATTTACCGTGTGGCTAGTGGAGACACCTATCAGTGGGAATCCTATCAGGAGATTGAAGGTGAACCTGTCGCAGGCAGTGAGCAGACTTATCCTGCAAACAAGAGTCCTTGGATTCCCCTTAGATTCAATAAGAAGGACGGGGAACACTACGGTAGATCATTTGTTGAGGATTATCTAGGCGACCTTATCTCCCTTGAGAATCTCTCTAAGAGCATTGTGGATATCTCCATGATTGCCTCTAAGGTTCTATATCTCGTGTCTCCTGCTTGTCAGACCAACATCAAGGCTTTGTCTAAGGCAGAGAACGGTGCCTTTGTTAGGGGTCGTATGGAGGACGTTGTTCCCATGCAACTCAATAAGAGCATGGATATGCAGACGGTACTCACTACTGCTCAACAGATTGAGTCTCGTTTGTCTTATGCGTTCCTTCTTAACTCTGCAGTACAGAGTGGTGCTGTAGGTAGAGACAGAGTTACCGCAGAAGAGATTAGATATGTTGCAGGTGAACTTGAGGATACCCTAGGTGGTGTCTATTCTCTCCTGTCTCAGGAGCTACAGCTTCCTCTTGTTGCCTGTGTCTACAATCAGATGCAATCTCAGGGTTTGCTTCCTGTGGTTGACGAGAGTATTGCAGAGATTGAGCCCTCCATTATCACGGGTATTGATGCTCTTGGTCGAGGACAGGATCTTAACAATCTAGCTCAGGCTTTGCAGTTGATGCAACAGTTCCCTGAGTTTCTACAGGCTCTCAACGTTGGTAATCTTGCTACTAGGATTTTTGCGGCGGCTCATATTGATGCTACGGGTCTAGTGAAGACTCCTGAAGAACTTCAGGCAGAACAACAGGCCGCTATGGAACAATACGCCCAGCAACAGGGTATTGACGCAGGTGCACAGATGGCTGTCAATGAAGCACAGCAGGCACCTGAATAACTAAAGGATAACTAATGACTGACTTTAATGAACCTCAGTCTCTCACTGAGGAGGCTGAAGCACAGGGTATCGAGATCATGGAGTCTTCTACGACCCAGGTTGAGGTTGACCCTGATATTGGAGACCCCCTTCTTCAGAACGAAAAGTCGGGGGAAGAACATAATGAAGAACAAGCTAATGGAACTGAAGGCCACGCTGATGATGTGGCTGTTCATGATCAAAATGAAGATCAAGAGAATCTTCAAGAAGAAGTAGACAAGCACGAAAAGGCTATTGATGCCGTGAAGACCTCCCTTAAGGAAAAGGGTGTTGACTTCAATAAGGCTGTCCGAGAATATCAGGAGCATGGCAAGCTCTCCGATGAAACCGTTGCTGAACTTGAGAAGGCAGGTTATCCTTCTGAGGTTATCGAGGGTTTCATTGAGAGTCGAAAGGCTCTTGAATCTCGCTTCACTGAGGCTGTTTATGATTCCGTAGGGGGTACTAAGGAGTACAATCGTATTGTCGATTGGGCATCCAAGAATCTCCCTCAGAAGACGATTGACTCCTTTAACAGAGCAATCGACAACAATAATCTGGAAGCTGTCTCCCTCATGCTTGAAGGCATGAAGTCTAAGATGACTTCCAAGATGGGTACCGCTAATAAGTCTATTCACGGCGGTACGGCCACTCCTGTTAATCGTCCTAAGGGGTTTGCAAACAAATCTGAAGTGATCGAGGCTATGAGCGATAAGCGCTATGGCAGGGATCCTGAATACACCCGACAGGTCGAACAGAGAATGTGGGCCACTAGTGTTTAATTTTATCTATAACAACAAATCTTATATACTTTAAAAGGAAAATAATTAAAAATGGCTGCTCTTGCTGCTACTGGTATTTCCAATCCTGGTCAGGCTCTCTCTGCGGGCGATCGTGATGCACTCTTTATGAAGGTCTTCACGGGTGAAGTTCTGACTGCTTTTGCTCGCACCTCCGTTATGATGTCTCGTCATCAGGTTCGTACTATCTCTCATGGTAAGTCCGCTTCGTTCGCTGTGATGGGCCGTACCCGTGCTAAGTACCTTGCTCCGGGTAACTCCCTTGATGACCAGCGTAAGAAGATGGAACACAATGAACGTGTCATCGCTATTGACGGTCTCCTTACGGCTGACTGCCTTATCACGGATATCGACGATGCGATGAACCATTATGACGTTAGAGTTGAATACTCTCGTCAGCTTGGTGAAGCTCTCGCTATGGGCGCTGACTGTGCTATTATCAATGAGCTTGCCAATGAGGCCGCTAAGGACGCTAAGTTCAAGGACGGCAATATTCCCGACAATGGTGAGGATGACGACAAGGTTCTCGGTACGGGTAAGGCTTTCGAATTCGTTACGGGTCTTGATGTTACGCAGGAAGCCACGTATGGCAATAAGATCCTTGAGGGTCTCCTTGCGGCTCGTGCCCAGATGACGAAGAACTACGTCCCGCAGGGTGACCGCTATTGCCTTCTCACGCCTGAAGGCTACTCTGCTGTTATGAAGGCTCTTATGCCTGATGCGGCTAACTATCATGCCCTCTTTGATCCGAACACGGGCAAGCTCCAGACGATTTGCGGCTTTGAAGTCATTGAAGTTCCGCATCTCCTGAATGATGGCATTGATGGCAAGCACGCCCTTAACGCTAAGATCAAGACTGCGGGTCTTCAGGGCATTGTCTTCCATCGTTCCGCTGTTGGTACGGTGAAGCTCAAGGATCTTGCTATGGAACGTGCTCGTCGAGCTGAATATCAGGCTGACCAGATCATTGCCAAGTACGCGATAAACTAACCTGTCGCGTAATCTTTTCTAAATAACGGGAAACTCTTTTTAGACAACCCGATTGAAGCTATTAAACTCATAAACAGTATAGGTGTATACAGAGATGGGTAACTATAATGAAACTCTAAATAAATATGTTGCGGGGTTCGTAGATGCAGATGGGACCCTTGTTTTTGTCTTTAATAAGACTGTAGACGGCTATTTTCGTATTGGTCTACAGTTTGGGATTACTCAGATTGACACTAGGGGGAGGGGATTCAAGCTCCTTCAAGATTTGAGAGATGCCTACGATGTAGGGGGCATCTACGATGTAAAGTGTAAGAACCAAAAGTATTGGAAGGTTTCAGGTAAGAATGACTTAGAAAAGTTCTTGCCCCATATTATCAAGCACATGGTGATTAAAGGAAAGCACTTCCAAAGAATGCTTGATAAGCGTAGAGAACTTTCAGGAGTTAATCTCACCCAAGAACAGGTGGATGAGCTTAGAAAGTTTGCTAAAGAATCTAGGGCTGATACAGGCCCAACTAGATACAAAAAGAATGCTAGCCCTGCATGGTTAGCAGGATACATTGATGGTGATGGATATCTAAGATGTTCCGATAGAGAACACTGGCTTAAGATCCATGTACAAAAATCTGATGTATGTTCTGTAGAGCTAATCCAAAATACCTATGGCGGTAAAATCTACAAGACAACAAAAGAAAACATTAAAGAGTTTCGATTAAACTTTGGAGCATCGTTCTACGGAACTGCTACTAAAGTATTAAAGGCAATCATCCCGCATCTTAGGCTTAAAAGACATGATGCTGAGATGATCCTTTATTGGCACAAGCAACGACTAAATGAAAAGAACCCTAAGGGGTAAGCGATAGTCTAGCGGACAAGTATGTCCGTTTGGGGTCATGGTGGTCTTCGTCCTGAAGCTGTCGGTATCTTTGTCAAGACTACTCAGGAATAATAAATGACCATTGAAGAAGTAAAGAAGGCTTACGAGACTACTTACTTCTGTCAGGTGCACAAGTGGGGGTATCAGCTTACCCCCGAGGAGGCTCAGGAACTGGGTCTCCTTAGTGCAACTGCAAAGCCTGTTAAGCCTCGAAGAACCGTCGAAAAGAATAACAACAAGGAAGAATAATGATTGTAACTCCTAGCACTGAACTTGATGCAGTAAATGAAATTTTGTCATCCGTAGGCTCTAGCCCTGTTAATTCTCTTGAGGATGATGCTAATGTGGATGTGCTGAATGCTGTAAGAATCCTTAAGGCTGTCAGTCAAGAGATCCAGTCTAGGGGTTACAGCTTTAACACTCTCACCAGTGTTACCTTGAAGCCTGACTCTTTTACTAACAAAGTTGCTTATGGTAGAGACTTCCTAAGGGCTGTCTCTACTAGCTATAAGTTTGTGAGCAGAGGAGGCTATTTTTATGATCTTGATTCAGGGAATCTAGAGTTCCCTGAAGGCATCACTCTGGATGAACTTGTCAGGGAACTCCCTTTTGAGGAGCTTCCTCAGGTCTTCAGAAAGTATATTACTGTTAGAGCCAGTAGAGTCTTTCAGATGAGGTATCTTACCTCTGCGGACATCGACGCACATCTTCAGCTAGAGGAGAGTGCGGCTTATGCAGACATTGTAGACTATGAACTGACGGATGGTAACTATAACATCCTCAATGATGACCAGTTCATCAGTCAGCAGACTCAGAGGAGCTAAACATGCCTCTAGTATCTCAAAGCATTCACTCATTTAAAGGTGGTGTCTCTCAACAACCTGACATCATCAGATTCCCCGATCAGGTAACTGAGCTTGTCAACGGGTTCCCTAATGAAGTTGAGGGTCTACAGAAGAGACCTCCGACTCTTGCAATCAAACGTTTGTCTGACCGTGTTGATGCTACAAAGAAGAAGTACCATGTAATCAATAGAGACGAACAGGAAAAGTACATTCTACAGATTGGCTCTGGGGAGTATCAGATTTTTAATCTTAATGGTGAGCCTAGGACATGCACGTTTGAAGATGATGAGTCAAAACAGTACATTACCACTAGTGACCCTAAGGGAAAACTAAAGGCAGTTACTGTTGCTGACTACACCTTTGTCTTGAATACTGAAAAGGTGGTAGACGCTGTAGAAGGCACGTCCCCATCGGGTAAAAAGGATACTGCTCTAGTGTACATCAAGAATGCCCAGTATGCTAAGACTTACGCCATTTATGTCGATGGTGAGTATATGTGTGGTGTTATTACACCTGATGGTGGTGAAGCTAAGCAGGCTGTGCAGACTACTACTGCCTTTATTGCAAGAGCATTGTATGCACTTCTTAATACTGGTAAGAAACCTGATGGCGATAACCCTGACGTTGGTGGTACCTATGATGACCTGTTGAATCAGGTTGGTGGTAGAGCGTCTATGGGTTACTCTAGGTCTAGTGCAAGCATGAGTTCCTATGACGTAGACCTAGTCGGTGACTCTGTTATTACGATCCGAGCTAAGTCTGGGTGGGATCCTCCTAATGTCCTTGTTAAGGATGGCTTTGGTAACCAGAACGCTATTGCTTACATAGGTAAGGTTACGGCTGTTAATAAGCTCCCTCCGATTGCACCTGAGGATTACATCATGCAGGTGTCTGGAGAAAAGAATTCCGAAGATGACGACTTCTATGTAAAGTGGGACGACAAACATAAGGTGTGGAAGGAAACTGTAGCACCTAGGATTCCCACTAAGATCAACCCTAAGAATATGCCTCATGCTATTGTTAGGCAGGAGGATGGCAGTTTTCTTCTTAAGAAGCTCCCGTGGGTTGATAGGGGCTCTGGTAATGAAGACACTAACCCTGATCCTTCGTTCATTGGCAGGAAGATTAACGATATCTTTTTCTATCGTAATCGCCTAGGAGTCATCTCTGATGAATCCATTATCCTTAGTGCAACCAACGACTTCTTTAATTTCTGGTTTAAGTCCTCTGCGGCTATTGCAGACACTGACCCTATTGATGTCTCGGTTTCCTCTAATAAGGTTGCCATTCTGACTCATGCTGTACCCTTTGCTAGAGAGCTTATGTTGTTCTCCCGTGAAGGTCAGTTTGTGTTGTCTAGTGATGGTGTCCTGACCCCTAAGAGTGTCAAGTGTGACCAGATCACTAACTTTGACTATGACACGAATGTTCAACCTATCTCTATTGGCCCTTCGATCTTCTTTGTGAATGATCGAGTAAACTACTGTTCTGTGATGCGCTACTACTCCTTGCAGGACGTGGCTGACCTTAAGGATGCTGAAGACGTAGCCTCACATGTGCCTACGTACATTCCTAAGGGCATCACTAGACTCTCTGGTAACACCACGGAGAACGTAGTTACGGCTATCTCTTCTACTACCCCTAATATCGTATACTGTTATAAATTTATTCTTGTTAATGCCACTAGTGAACAGCAGGCTTGGTTCAAGTGGGAATTTGCAAACAAGAATTCTGAGGTTCTTCTAGCGGAGTTTGTTGACTCAGAGATCTATCTTCTTATTAACTCTCCGAATGGTCTGTATCTAGAGAAAGCGTTGTTGACAGGTAATGCTGTTGACTTCTATGATGAGCCTACTAGGCTCTTTATGGATCGTAAGAAGAAGTATGTCATTCCTCAGTCTAATAAGTACAGTGACTATGAGGATTACACTGAGGTGTCTCTTATGGATATCTACGGTGCTATCCCGTCCACTAAGGACAATAAGTATTTCATTGTCACTAAAGACGGTTACGTTACTGAGGTTACTGACTGGGATTCCAATGGTGTCTTTAGGATCCAAGGGGACATGAGGGGTGTTGAGGTGTTTGTGGGGCTTACCTACAAATTCTGTGTGACTCTCTCTAAGCAGTCCATTAAGAGGAATACGGATACTGGCGGTGTTATCTCTGAGATTGAAGGTAGGCTACAGCTTAGATACTTCTGGTTGAACTATAGTAAGTCTGGTGTATTTGAATGCAAGGTCGATAACGACCTTAAGGAAAAGCATTTTAAGTATAGGTTTACTGGTAGGAACCTTGGTGAATCTCCGACTATCTTGGGGGCAAACAAGGTTTACACGGGTAAGTTTAAGTTCCCAATTCAAGACAATAATGATGAAGTAGTCATTACTGTCTGCTCCGACAATGTCCAACCTATTAACCTGATTTCAGGTGGTTGGGAAGGCCTTTACATTAGAAGGAATAGTAGCGTATGAAGTTAAAACCCTTAACTCCTGAGCAGAATAACATGCTTTGTGACATCGCAATTCATGCTATGGAGAGTTGTGTCTGTAATGAAGTTGAAATCCCCATTGAACACTTTGTTTATGAAGGGGTGTATTACAGAACCTGTTTTATCCCTAAGGATGTAGCTATTATTGGTGCGTACATCAAGATCCCTACTACTGTAATTGTCAGTGGGGATTGTTATGTTACCCTAGGGAATACTGTAGGGAGGCTTAAGGGTTACAACGTCATTCAGGCTGAGGGAGGCCGTAGGCAAGCCTTTAGGGCACTTGAAGACACGCACATTACGATGTGCTTTAGGACTGATAAGGTTGACCTAAGGGAATGCGAGAAAGAGTTTACTCCGGAGTGGATGCTATTAACAACTAATAGAAAGGAATTGATTAAAGAATGAGTGGTGTAGTTATCGGAGTAGGCGCCGCTGTTGGTGCAGTAGTTGGTGGTGCAGGCTCTCTATATGGAATCTCTAAACAGAACCGTAGCATGGTTGAAGCCTTCAAGAAGAAGATGCACTACCTACAGCTAAACTATAACTACAATCAGGCGTCACTTGACAGGCAAGAAAGATCAATGTACGACTCTGCCCTAGGTGAGTTGTTTTCTTTGTCTCTTAATGCCTATCAGAACAATTCACAGATTGAAGCGGCTATTGCTGAGACAGGCCTTGACGGTAGATCTCAAGGTAAGATCAAGCAGACAATTAGTGGTCAGACTCTGAGACAAGAGACGGAAACTAAAGAAGCCTACCTCAATGATGTGTGGAATGTAAGGTTCCAGAAGGACGCCCTTTACATCCAGACTAAGGCATCCGTTGAGCAAGCTAGAGATAACCTCAATAATAATCTTATTGGTGGCTCTAGGGCTTTCCAGCAGTTCCTCAGCGGTGCGATCACTGGTGCCGCTACGGGTGCCACTACTGCAGGTATTGGTAGTGCCGTTGGTGGTGCACTTGGTGGGGCTACGGCCTCTACTGCTACAGGCGCACTCAGTGGTGGTGCAGGTGCCGCTGGTGGTGCAGGTGCATCTACTGGATCGTTGGCGGCTCTTGGAGGGGCAGGTGCAGTTGCAGTTGCATCTACTGGCATGAGTGGTGCATCCTCTAGTGCGTCTATTGCATCCAATACTGGTGGTAGCTTCCTTGGTAACGTAATAGCTAATTACCAACAGTACAAACCCTATGTTGACTTCGTACAGCAATGGGCTAACTATTACAACTCTAACATTACCCCTAGAGAACGAGGAGGTTACTTTTACTAATGGCTTATAAAAATTCAGACGGTAATTCCTCCATTGCCAATCAGTGGGGGCAGTGGAGATATTTCAACTCTGCTTTGGGTAAACTAGGTACGGCTAAGCCTGCTACAATTTCTATCAACGAAAATAATGTAACTATCCCAGAAGCAGACAATTGGCTTGAATGTTTTAAGGACGTTGCTAGGGCTGTTAAAGGTGGTTTTGAAGCTAAGAAGGAGTTGTCTTATAAGTTAGCCGATGAATACCTTAAGTCGCATTCTCTTGAGCAGTACCGTGAAGAGATGACTAAAGGTCTTGTACCATTCCAAGATGACCCTCTTGCAATGGCTAGACTTAAAGAGTCCCATGGCCAGATGCTTTTCCAGTACATCACTGAGGACTTTCAACGAAGAGTCGACACTAATGAATTTAAAGGAAAGGCCCCTGAAGAGGTCGATGCAGAGTTCTTTAAGTTCATGCGTGAGAATGTGTCTGATGTAGCAAAACAGTTTGGTTACAGCTCTAATGACGTGTTCTTTAACAGGGGTGTCTTTGCTAACTCTCCCGCAGAACGCATCAAGATGATGACACGTCAGAAAGAAGTTGAGCATAAGTTTAACGTTCAGGACATGTTCATCACCGAATCTGCCAAGGTTCATGCAATCATCCAGAACGGTGGTAATGCGGAAGCACTTGTTGGTGCCCTTAGGGACATGGATCTTACCGTTGGTAGATTCCTTGACCCAGAACATCGAAATAAGTTTTGGACTAGTGTCGTAAAGTCTCTTGAGAATAGTCCTGAAGGGTTTTTTAATCTACAGCAACTTGCAGACTCTAAGGATCTTCCGTTTGCCAGTGGTGTAACCCTTAGGGAATACCTCGGCGAAGATGATTATAAGACTTCCCTTATTAATGCTTATAACTATAGGTACAAGAGAGACACTAAGGCTTACCTTGACTATCAGAATGGCCTTAGTAATCTAGCAGATAGTGGTGAGCTTTCTGTGCTTGAAGCCATTAGAAATAGTGAACTGGAGGCTAATGGCAACATCCTTACGGACAGAGTAAAGGACATCGAAAAGGCTGTAGACAGGGCTAGAGAAGTCCAAAGAAGTGCCTTGAGAGCCACTGCTGTAAAGGCCCAAAATGAACAAAAGGCTCTTATCAAGCAAAACCTAGCTAAGAAGTTTCTAAAGGACGCTTCGCTTGGAAAGGAGCTTAAGAGTAGTGACTCTTCTGATCTCTCTTCAGACGATCTAAGCGTTGCCTTTGACTCTATGATTGAGAGTGGTGAGATCACTACTGAGGGTGCCCTTGGGATTGCTAAGAACTCTTCTGTTCCCTTTAGGGACAACCCTGCAAGACGTTATTTCAAGGACAAGGCTGAAGCGGCTAGTGAGAAGCTGACTGGTATTACGTCTGACTATCTCAATAGCGGTATGAAGCCTGAGACTATTCCTAAGGAGCCCCCTGAGGAGATCGCTCAGATGATTGAGCTGTACCGTACTGATCCTCAGGCTTTCTTGTATGCCACGGGTAGTACCAAGGGGTTCACTGAATCTATCCACGGTGCTATTCTTCTAATGGAAGGTGGTAGGTCTTGGGAAGATGTTGTAAAGAGAACTGCAGGCTTTGAAAAACTCAAGGGTGACTCTAAGGGAAGAGCAAAGATTGAGGGTCTTAGAATCAAGGTCAACACTGGTGTAACTGAGATCTCTAAGGTTATTGGTACCGAGATTGACCAAACAGGCAAGGACTTCATCTATAACATGGCTTGCAGATTTGTAGGTTCTGGCGAGTCTCCCAGTAGAGCCGTAGAGTTGGCTAAGGATGTCTACAGAAATCAGTACGTGACTCTCCTAGGCACTAGTGTCCCTGCTAGAGTGTTTACCTCTAGAGCTTATGGCAATGCTGACCCTAAGATGGCTAAGGAGCTATTTAGAGAGGAGTTCGACTATGGGGATGACTCCAAGTATTCTGTAGATTACAACGAGGAGTCTGGAAGGCTTGTTGTGTATGAGAAGGGGACGTACAATTACGTCAAGTCTTACACGACTGAGGACATCCAACGTACCCTTGACAAGGCCGCTGAAAGAAAGGCTAAGGAACTTGAAAAGGAAATGAACGCAACTGTCTTTGATAGACTTTCTAAACTAAATAGTGGAACTGACTAATGAATCCTAGACGTAGTGCTTGGGGTGACTTCGAGAATACGGAGCATCCCTTTGATAGTATCATTAAGGATACTGCTGAAAGATATGGCTTGAACCATACCCTATTCAGGCGACAGCTGTATCAAGAATCACGATTTAACCCTAACGCTGTGTCTCGTGCAGGTGCTATGGGTATCGGGCAAATCATGCCTAAAACTGCAAAGTCCTATGGTGTGACCGACCTTAGCACCCTTAAGGATCCCTTCTTTAACATCGACCTTGCAGGTCGTATTATGAAGGATAACCTTAAGTACGCTAAGGGCAATCAATATGCGGCATTGGCTATGTACAATGGCGGTACTGCCGCAATGAAGAATTACCTTAAGGGTAACTATAAAAAGCTCCCTAAGGAAACTTGGAATTACATTGACACCATCGGTGATGATGACAGGTGGGGAGAACAGAAGGTAGATGAACCTGTCCCTACCGTTAATCCTAGTGAGCCCTCTAAGCAGGAGCCTCTTGAGGATTCCTTGGATCCTTCTGAGGATTCCTTGGATCCTTCTGAGGATTCCTTGGATCCTTCTGAGGATTCTTTGATTGACAGGAAGCCTGTATTTACTAATCTTGATTTGCCTGAGGCATCTAAGGAGATCAAGCCCTTTATCAATGATCCTGTTGATGAGGATGCTGTAAGAGCGGCTCTTGCTAATACTACTAGGAGCAGGCTAATCGGCATCAGTTTTCGCTCAAAGCGTTGGGCTGACAATCGTTATGTCTATGACCCTTCTCAGGATACATCGGATGAGCCTCAGGTCGGCTTTGCAGGAGGCTTGAAGCACGGTTATGTCCCTACATACCTTAAGATGTCCTTTGCTGACGGAAGTATCTTTGGTGAACAATTTGCACCTTCGGATGAACAAAGGGATGAAATTCTAGGCAAGGTAGGGTACAACATGGATAGGTACTATGCTGTACTCAATGGTGCTACTTCGATGGAGGATGTCGAAGAAAGAATTAAGATCAATGATGAAGTAATCAAGTATAGACAGGCTGAAGCTAATGCAGGTTGGTTCTCTTCGATTACTTCTTCTATTGGTAGCGCTGTTGTGGATCCTTTGTCTTATGTCCCCGCACTTGGTGCGTACGGTATGGCAGGCAGGGTGCTCACAGGTGCCGCTTTGGGTGCTGTGTCTAATCAGATTGATACCTATGTGTCTGGTGCAGAACATGACATCATGGAAGACATGCTTGTTGGTGCCATGTTTGGTGCAGGTATTGAATTTGCATTCAAGGGCCTAGGCAAGGGAGGTCATTATGTGGGAGACACTGCACGAAGAGCTAAAATCATCAGGGAGTATCAGGAGGCGGGTAAGGATCTTCCTTCTGAGGTCTTTGATGGTATTGGAGGTTCCACTAAGGTCGCTACATCCTTGAACAACCTTCTTGACAACATCGAACGCAGAGTTCCCCTTGTGTCTACTAAGGGTGTCTTTCAGGCTCTTGAGTCTACTAACTTTAGAAAGTTCTGTGAGTCTGTCTTTGTAGACCGTGGTTCTGGTTATGTGGATGAGAACGGTGTTCACTATGCAACTAGATTCCAAGGGCAGACTGTAGAGGAGAAACTTAGAGACGCTCAGATTGACTTTGAGAACTTTGAGTCAGGCTATAGAGAGAGTTTCAATAATCTCAGAAAGCTGGGACATGCTGATGCTGAAATCAATCTAGCTATTTGTCAGGCTATTGAGAATGGTGTAACCCCTTCCAAGTTTGTAGGTAATGAAGAGTTCAGTAAGATCGTAGAGTCTACTAAGGATTTCCTTCAGAAAACCTCTAAGGTTGGCCAGAGGGGTGGTTATGTCCCCAGAGTAAGCGACCCTAAAAAGGTTGGCGACCTGTTTGACCCTAATCTCCCCAGAGGGCCTCAGGTGGAGAGACTTGTTGATGAGCTTTCTCACGCTCTTGTTGATGGTGCACTCGCTAAGCCCGAAGTAAGACAGAGAATCCTTGACTACTACAAGAAGAATGTCTACGCTAAGCTCAAGGCAGAAAGGGAAGCACAGATTGCCGAGCAAGACAAGAAAAAGGACATCAAGTATCAAAAGGTAGCTAAGGCTTCCAATAAGATTATTTCTGACAAGGCCGCTCAAGCCTCTAGAAGTATTGAACGCATTCAAGAAAGAGGAGACGTTAGAGGTGACAATCTAGCTGATAAATACAATGAGCTAGAACCTGCCTACAATAAGGCTAAGAATAAGATATCTGAGGATATCTCTAATGACCTTGATAAGGCTGAAGCTGACTATAACAAGGCTGTTAAGGAAGCTAAGGCTAAATCTGAGAAGAAAACCAAAGAGCTAGAGAAAGAGTACAATAAACTCGACAAAACCTCCGATGCCGACATTGATGCCGAAATCAACAAAGAGATTGAGCGTCTTAGAAAAGAAGCTGAACTAAAGAAAGAGTTGGCTAAGGTTAAGGCTGAGACCGAAGGGGAAGCTAATGCCGCACAGAAGAGGTACGACAAGTACGTAAGCACTACTCTTGTAGAGAGAGCTAAGAAACTCAAAGAGAATGCCCTTAAGGCTAAAGAAGCTAAGAAGGAATCTATCCTTGAGGCTATCGAAGCAGAAGAGCAGAGACTTAAGAATACCCTAGAAAGCAAGAAGGAATCCTACGAAGCTAGAGTAGAGGGTATCCAGAAGAGAGAATCCGAGAGACTTAAGGAACTCGAGAAGAAACTCATCAAGGATAGAGACTCGATTATCGAGAAGATCGAAGCTGTAGAGAAAGAAACTGCAAATAAGATCAAGGCCAAGGAACGAGAGGTTAGCGAAGTCCAGAGACAGCAACACAAGGCTCAGGACATGGTTAGGCAGGAGAAGTTTGAGGATAATCTTGAGCCTCTACCTGATGAGCCTGACTGGGTAGATGTGCTTGAATGGATGCAGAAAGAAGCTAGGGAAGATGCTCTTGGTTGGATCGACCAAGGTACTTCCATGGGCAGGGCTATCATCACTGATGGTAACATTACAAACATCAAGTACGATCCTGAGGTGACTAGAATCCCTTGGGATACCTCTGCTACTACCCGTAGTGGATTGTCTATTGACAAGCTACGTAGGGATCCTCTTGAGGCTGTCCATATGCACCATAACAAGGTTATTGGTGACAATATCCTCCTTAGTTACGGGTGTGAGAACTTGGGTGACTTTGAGAGTATGCTTGGTAAGATGTGGTCTGAGGAAGTTAATTCTGCCGTAGGTGGTAGAGTTGACGCTAAGAAGTTTGCACAGGCTCAGGAACAGCTTATCAACATGATCTACAATAAGCACCATAGCATGTCTGATGTTAATAGCTCTTGGCTTGGTGCTATGGCGGATGTCATCAGAAACCTTACGTTCTTCTCTAAGAATGCTATGATGGGTATGGCTAATCTCTTTGAACAGGGTGAGGCTATTAAACACTATGGGGCCCTGCATTTCTTTAAGGGTGTCCCTCTTGTTAGAGACTTCTTTGATAATTGGGCTAAGAATGGCATGACCAATGCAGAGATTAGACAGGCTCAGTCTCTTATCTTTGGCATGTCCGTAAGAGAGACTGGTCTACTTAGAGACATTGCTACGGAATCTTTTGAGAAGCAACTACGTAGGTTCAATGGCGATAAGGCTAAGTCTATTCTTGTTGCGGCGACAGATACTCTTGCTCAGGCTTCTCCGTTTACTAAGTTCATTCAGAATACTGAGAACTCTATCGTAGAGGCTTCTCAAGGCATGTTCTTGGGTGAGCTTATTCAGTACGCTCATAACAAGTCTATTTCAAAGAAGGGCTTCCTTAATAAGGAACTCATGCAACGTAACGGGATCTCTCAGGAGAACTTCGATAATCTATTGAAGATCCTTAAGGAATCCACTACCGTAGGTAAGAACAAGGAAATCACTATTGATAACCTTGACGCTATCCTCTCTAAGGATCCTGCCGCACTCGCTACTCTCAGGCGAATGGGCGACTATGTTGCTCATGAGGTAATCCAGAAGAATACCTTGGGTGACACTTTCCTTTGGGAAGGTGCCCAAAAGAATCCGTTTATGCAGTTGCTCTTGCAGTTCAAGACGTTCGCTCTTAGATCCTATGATAAGAGACTTAAGAAAATCCTAGGTAGAATGGCTGAGGGTGATGCCCTTGGACAAGCCTATAGTATCTTCTTGTCTACCGCATTGGGTACCGTTGGTGCACTGACTAACACCCTTATTAATACTGCAGGTATGAATGAGGAACAACGAAAGGAGTACCTTAAGAAGACTCTAAAGTATGACCCTGAAGAAGGACTTACTTTAGACACTGCTCTGCAGGCTGGTGTTAATGGTGTTATGAGATCTAGTGTCGCGGCATTCCCCTCTTTGGTTCTCAATATGGTAGGTGTGAACACTGACGTTAAGACTACCACTGAAGGCTTCTCCTCTCAGAAAGAGCGGGATGAGCTATATGGAGGCTTTGATGCCGACAAGTGGTTTAGAGACTTGGCTCCTGCATACTCTACCATCAAGTCTTTCATGGACATTGCAGGGTACTCTGCTAATGTGGCACGTATGACAGGCGATGAAAACTTCACCGATGAGCAACTAGAGAATCAAAAAGAGAAAGCTGTCAGAGCTATTCGTAATTCTACTAATATCCCATTCCTTAAGTGGGGTCTTTATAACACTCTATCCGATAAGGATGAATAACTAAAACAATGGCTTCTACTATTGCTAACTATCAGGGCAATGGGTCTACTACAGACTTCAATGTGCCCTTTGATTATCTAGCAAAGAAGTTTGTGAAGGTCACCGTAGACTCCCGAGAGAAACTTGGGGGTGACTACGGTGACACCACTAAAGACTACTTCTTTGTAGATAAGACTACCATTAGATTCAATACAGCTCCCGCTAGTGGTACTGAAATCATTATTCGCAGATATACATCTGCTACTGACCGTATTGTGTCCTTTAAGGACGCTTCGGTACTCAAGGCTAAAGACCTTGATGTGTCTACCATTCAGACTATTCATATTGCTGAAGAAGGTAGAGACATCATCAATGACGCACTCATTGTAGACAAGGAAGGCAATTGGGATGCTAAGGGTAAGCGTATTGTCAACGTTGGGGATCCTGTTGATGACAATGATGCGATTACCCTTAAGTTCTACAAAGAAGATGCTAAGGGTGCCTATCAGGCTAAGCTAGATGCTGAGGCCGCTAGGGATGCCGCTAAGGTCTCTGAGAAGAACGCCAAGACTTCTGAAGTTAATGCTAAGGAGTCTGAGGTAAACGCTAAGGCTTCTGCAGGTACTGCGGTATCTGCGGCTAAGCATGCTGACACCGTAATGACAGAGAATCAGGCAATCATTGAAGAGGCTCGACAGATTCAAACCAATGTCGAAACCTCTGAGAGGAATGTCTATGAGAATACCGTAATCGCTACTCAAAAGGCTGAGGAAGCTAAGGTCTCTGAGAGTAATGCTAAGGAGTCTGAAGACAATGCAATGGCTTCTGAGGTGAGTGCTTCTGATAGTGCCTCCTTGGCTAAGGATTGGGCTACCAAGACTACTGGTACTGTAGATGGCTCTGAGTATTCTGCAAAGCACTATGCTAATAAGGCTAAGGATAACGCTGATGCAAGTAACGCTACCCTTGCAGAGGTTAAGGCTGAAGGTGCCAAGCAAGTAAAATCAATCACTGATACCGCAACCACTGAAATTAGTAAAATCACTAGTGAAGGGGAAAAGCAGGTCGGTCTTGTCACCAATGAAGGAACTAAGCAGGTTGCTAGAGTTACGACTACAGGTAACCAACAGGTATCTGCAGTTACCACTGAGGGCACTAAACAGGTTAACCTAGCGAAGGCTCAGGTAGCCTTGGCTGTCCAAGAGGTCACTAAGGCTAAGGAGCAGGTGAGCCTTGCTACTCAACAGGCTACGCTAGCTACTACTAAGGCTAGCGAGGCTGAGGACAGTGCTACTAGTGCTTCCCAATCTGCTACTGCGGCTAGTGCCAGTGCTAAGAATGCTAGCGCCTCTGCAGGTACTGCTACGACTCAGGCTACTAATGCAAGTAACAGTGCTAAGGCGGCTAAGCTCTCTGAGGATAATGCGGCTCTGTCTAAGACTGCGGCGGGCACCTCTGAGACTAACGCTAAGGCTTCTGAAGTTGAAGCTAAGAAGCAAGCCGATCTTGCTAAGGATTATGCTGATCAGGCGACTAGCGGACAAATTAATAGTGACTGGGCTGAGACCAGTGCAACCTCTAAGGCGTTCATCAAGAACAAGCCTACGCTCGGTGCCCTTGCGTCTAAGGACAGCATTGCGTATAGTGAGATCACTGGTACTCCTCCTGAACAAGACCTTAGTGGCCTTGTTACTAAGAATGAGCTTCAGACGGGTCTTGCAGGCAAGGCTAATGCCTCGCATACGCATACCAGTGCTAGTATCACTGACCTGAGCACTACCTTGGCTCCGTATGCTACGACTTCTGTGATGAACACTGAGCTTGCTAAGAGGGCTCCTGTGTCTCATACGCATACGACTGCTCAGGTTACTGGTCTTGATACTGCGTTGGCGGGTAAGGCTCCTATGAGTCATACGCATACTATTGCTAACGTTACGGGTCTTCAGGTAGACCTTACGGATATCCGTGAGAGCATCACTAATGTGTCTTCTAAGGTTGATGGTATTGGTGACACTCTGTCTCCTACGTATGCCAAGAAGCAGGCTATCTTGGATGCCTGTGATAAGGCTCTAAATGGTGCTAATCCTGTTAATGCAGGCGATCCTACTTTTATTAATCAACTAGCTGAAAAGCTAAGTAAACTCGGTACTGTAAGACCCTTAGGTTTCCACTATCTTCACCCCTACGGAACAGTGCCTGCTGACTCTATTATTTGTAATGGAGCTACGTACTCAAGAGCTTTATATAAAGACTTCTTTGATTACATTACAACTCAAGGGTGGGTGAAGACTGAAGCTGAATGGCAAGGGATTGCTACGAGAGACAATGGATTCTGCCCGTTCTACTCTTCGGGTGACGGTAGTACGAACTTTAGGACTCCTAAGTTTGCTCCTTATCAGCAGATTGCTCTTGCTAGCAGTAGTGTTGGTAAGTACCATCAGGCGGGACTGCCGAACATTACAGGCTCAGTCAGCGTGTCTGGCGGCGAATATGACTTGTCCAGAACTGCAGGGACTTTTGTGAGTAGTGGTGCTCTAACCGCTTCAAGCACTGGAACTACCACATGGGCCGGCTACGAAAAGGTGGATGGTAGGTACTGGAGCAAGCTCAGTATTTCAGCTAGCAATTCAGATAAAACCTACGGTCGCTCCAGTACCGTTCAACCTGAAGCTCACGAGTGGATAGTATGTGTAGTAGCCTACGGCGTAGCTACTAATGTAGGGTCTGTGGACATTCAGAACGTTATGTCTGCTGTGAATGCTGTACAGGCGAACATTGCACAGATCGAGTCGGGCATTGCTCAGATCCCACAGCCAAGTGCTTACGTTACTCAAACGTGGAGAAGTGGGACCCAGTGGTACCGCAGATGGAGTAATGGTTGGATAGAACAGGGTGGGCACGGTAGTGGGAACACTTGTACATTTCCTATTGTGTTTAGTAACACCTATTACACATTCGTTGTGAATCACTCAAGTGGGTATAATAGCCATCCTGACTGGCTTGCATGTTATGAGAATAGAAACGATAGAAAGACGTCAACTACTGGGATAACTACTTATGAAAATAATAGCGGTTGGGATTGGTATGCTTGTGGTTATTAAGAGGTGATAAAAAATGACGTTTGAAATCGGACAAATTTTTGAAGGTGGATATCCACCCGAGGTCTCTGAATTTTGCAATTCACGCGGTGACTGTAGTATTCAACAGGTAGACGGTGGGTATCAAATTATTCAGAATCCTGAACCTGATGATTCGATGGTAGCTGAGGCAATTAGAGATAAGAGAGACAATCTCATTGGTAAGACTGACTACTATCTCATGCCTGACTATCCTTCGAACCCTCAGAACCTTGAGGAACTCAAGGTCTACAGACAGGCTCTTAGAGACCTCCCTAAACAGGAAGGTTTTCCTAGGGATGTCCGTTGGCCTGATGTACCTAAGTTCCTCTGTAAGGACTCTGAATCGGAACCCTTGGGTCTCGCTAAGGTAGGGATCTAAGGTTATATCCAAGGTGTTCTTTGGGTAACTATGGACACCTTGGTTACTTTATTTTATAAGGAATATTTATTATGGCTGAATTCGCTTCTAAGGGTGTTGCAGGTGCAGGTCTAGGTACTGGTATCGCAGATCTTGCTCTCGGTGTCCTCAATAGCTCTAATAACGGCAACGGTCTCCTTGGTGGTGGCAATCAGAACGTAGTGTCTGCTCTTCAGGCGGATACCCTCATCGGTAAGTATCTGCCTATGCTCAAGAAGGTGGGTATCGTCGATGAGAATAATAAGGTAGACATTGAAGTTGCTAAGGGATTCATCAATAGTGCATTCGATAAGAGCGGCACTGTTGAATACCTTGGATTTAAATTCGATAAGTCTGATGGTGAGGCTATAATTAATATTATGGAGAAATACAAAGATGATTGACGCTAAATGGGAAGATAATGTTTTTATGATGGCTAAGCATAAACTTCTTGAAGCTATTGAGAAGCGTAACAAGGAGTCTTACCATACTGAGGGAGACATCCGAGTCTATAAGGATGCCCTAAAGGCTTTGTACTACCTCATTAGCATTGAGAAGAGCAAGTAATTCGGGTGTTTCAGTAGCCCTAAAGGACTTACGCACAGTAATTACCGTAGGACTACTGAACCTATCTAACAGACTAAGTAAATGAATATACAAGTTTATTGGGATGGTAATGTAGGCGCCTGTGAGTATGAGAACCGTAAGGCATTCTTTACAACGAAACCCGACATTCCTACGGTTACCTTTGATGTCATCGTGTATAGCGAAGACAACAACGTAACGAAGAAGATTTATGCCAATATCACTAGTGAGCTTACTTCTGAGGAAGTTACTGCCATAAAGCAGTTTGCTAAGGCACGGTTCACGGATAAGAGCAACACTAATTAAATAACTAAATACACTATGGAACTGGAAGTAATTAAGAAAGATGGTACCCACGAAGGCTGGGATTGGGACAAGATTGAAGTAGCTATTCATAAGGCCGCCCAGAGGGCTAACGCTACGTACTCTGAGTATGACATTGGTAAGATTAGGGGCTATATCGAGAGCATTGTCTACAGCAACTATGCTGAGGTGCCTACTGAAAAGCTACACGCTATTGTCATTGAAGCTCTTTGTAAGTACACACCGAAGATCGGAGAATCTTATAAGGAGTTTAGAGACTATAAGAACACCTACGCTAAGGCTTTCGAAGCTGTTAAGAATGAGGCAGACACTGTCCTTCTTTTGGGAGACAAGGAAAACGCCAACTTCGATAGTTCCCTTGTGTCTACCAAAGGCTCCCTCATTAAGGGCTATCTTACTAAGCAACTGTATAAGCAATTCTACCTCACTAAGGAAGAGAAAGAGGCTACTAAGGTCGGTAAGTATTACATCCATGACCTTCGAGACATGATCTTTGGATCAATCAACTGTTGCCTCTTTGACATGGCTACTGTTCTTAAGGGCGGCTTTAGCATGTCCAATGTTACCTATACGGAGCCTACGAGTGTCCTTAGTGCCCTTCAGGTGATCGGTGACATCACCCTTGTAGCTACTGCACAACAGTTCGGTGGGTTCACTATCCCTCAGATTGACAAGACGCTCCTCCCGTATGCTAAGAAAACGTATGAGCATGCGTTTAAGAAATACTTTGACCAGTGCAATATGGAGTTCGATGAAGCATGTGCGATGGCTGTGCAAGATCTCAAGCGTGAGTTGGGGCAGGGCTTCCAGTCTCTTGAACTGAAGCTCAATACTGTTCCGTGTTCTCGTGGCGACTTTGCGTTCACTACACTTACCTTTGGTGAGTGGAGCAACGATCTCCGTGATGATGACAAGGCGTTTCTTGAGATGATTTGTGAGACTATCCTTGATACCCGAATGAAGGGACACGGGGGTAAACAGGTTGTGTTCCCTAAGCTCGTGTATCTCTATGATTGGGAACAACATGGTAGTGATGAGCACGATTATGTGTTCGAGAAGGCTGTTGAATGTTCCAGTAAGTGCATGTATCCTGATTTTCTAGCTATTAACGCTCCTAAGGGCACTGTGTCTGAAACATACAGAGCGTCTAATAAGCAGTGTGTTATCCATCCGATGGGATGCAGGGCGTACCTCACTCCTTGGAAAGATCCTGAGACTAACGAGTATGTGTCTGTTGGGCGATGCAACATTGGTGCGGTGTCTCTCAACCTCCCGTTGATCTTTAAGGCATCTAAGGGTAACTTCTGGGAAGAGCTTATGGTGAACCTTGAACAGATTAGAGGATTCCTTAAGCGTCGCTATGATATGATTAAGCATGCTAAGGCCAGTACGAATCCTATGGCATTCTGTCAGGGGGGTTTCTATAAGGGCTTCCTTAAGCCTGAAGACGAGGTAGGTGAGATTACCAAGTATATGACAGCATCTTTTGGGATCTCTGCCTTGAATGAGTTTGCTATCCTCTTTACTGGCGGTAAGGATCTTCAGACCCCTGAGGGACAGAAGGCGGCTAAGGATGTCGTTAAGTTCATCTATGATGCAGTGCAGAAGTTTAAGAAGGAAGACGGATATCTCTATGCACTCTATGGTACCCCTGCAGAGTCCCTTTGTGGCACTCAGATGACTCAGTACCATGAGTATTGTGCAAAGAATAACCTTAAGGATGAATTTGAAGGTAAAGCCTACTTCACCAATTCCTTCCATATCCATGTGTCTGCCGACATTACCCCCTTTGAAAAGCAGGATCTTGAGTTTGAGCTTTTCCATCTTATTGAGGGTGGACACATCCAGTATGTCCGTATTGACAACCCTGAGAATAAACTAGCCCTCACGAGCACGATCCTTCGAGGCATGGCTTATGGGTTCTATCAGGGTGTGAACTTTGATGCGGCTTACTGTGAGGATTGTCATCAACATAGCTTTAATGTGGGCAATACGTGCCCTTATTGTGGCTCTAGTAACCTGTCTGTCATCTCCCGTGTCTGTGGTTATTTGGGGTACTCTAACATCAACGGTAACTCCCGAATGAACGATGCAAAGATGACTGAGATTAATGAACGAAAGAGTATGTAAAAGAGGATAAAGAATAAAATGAAGAATACTATGGAAGCTAAACCCAAAGAGCTTATCGGAAATCTCCAGAAGGAACTTTCGAACTGGTTTCTGAAGACGCACTGTAGAAATGACCAAGGGAAGGACTCCCAACTGTACAAGGATTGCACAATCCTGTATAGCAAGTGTATTGCTGAAGAGTTCAAGGAATTTCTTGTGGAGTGTAGTGGTACCCCTAACGAAATGAAGGAGCTGTGTGATCTTATCTGGGTGTGTGTGCAGTACGCTAATGCTTGGGGTTACGACCTTGAAGCAGGTATGAATGAACTGCTTAAGGAATACTCCAGTAAGTTCTATGACAGTGAGGGCAACTACAATCCTCAGTTCAGGGAAGATGGTAAGCTCCTAAAGGGCACTGGGTTCAAGAAAGCTAACTTTGAGCAGTTCTTTGAGGAATGAGCACCATTGATGAGGAGTCAGGTAACCTAGCAGAGAACATAGCACAGGTAGCTCCTTCATTGGCAGTATCCAGTGCTGTGATTCTCGGGTTACCTCTTAGCGATTGGGTGTACGTCATCACAATTATCTATACTTTTGTAGGTATCTGCACAATGATTAAAAAGCATTGGGTAGAGCCTTGGTTGGAAAAGAAAAGAAAGGAAAAGAACAATGGACTATAAAGGACTTGAGAGCCTCCTAGGTAACATCCATGAGGAGATGCTTCAGAACATGCTTAATGACCTCAGGAACCCCGATAAGAGGTCTCCACAGCTCTACAATGCAATCATTAAGGAACTTGAACGTAATGGTATTGACTGTGTCCCTAAGGCTGGAGACGGCGAAGATAATGCACTCAGTAAGCTCCTGAAGGCTACTAAGGAGAACTTCGAGAATTCCTATAGGGGAGACATGAGTGTTAACTGAGAAAGAGGCTAAAGCCCTACTCCCCTACTATGAGAACTTCCCTCTATTTACCTCTTTGATTTGGAAATCTATCGGGTTGCCTTCTCCCACGCCTATTCAGACAGATATTGCAAAACTCCTCCAGAATCCCCCTAATGATCGACTGATTCTTATGGGTTTCCGTGGTGTAGCTAAGTCATTCATTACGTGTGCATATGTGGTGTGGTGCCTTTGGAGAGACCCACAGCTGAAGATCATGGTTGTCTCAGCTAATAAGGAACGTGCAGACGCTAATGCAACCTTCATTAAGAAGATCATTAATGAATTGCCTTTCCTAAGTCACCTAAAGGCTCGTGAAGGTCAAAGAGATACTCAGAACCTTTTCGACGTTGGGCCGGCCAAACCCGACCATTCACCTTCTGTGAAATCAGTGGGTATCAAAGGTCAGCTTACGGGTTCTCGTGCTGACATTATATGTGCCGACGACGTTGAGGTGCCGAGTAACTCCTTCACTCAGGTTCTTAGAGATCAGCTATTCGAGCTCGTCAAAGAGTTCGACGCTGTCCTAAAGCCTGGTGAAGGTAAAAAGATCATCTATCTGGGCACTCCCCAGAATGAAATGAGCCTCTATAACGAGCTACAGGAGCGCGGATACACGGCTGTAATCTATCCCGCTAGGTACCCCTATGATGACTCTCATAGAGCCTCCTATGGCGATAGATTGGCCTCTATCATCGCTGACAAGTACGACAAGGATCCTAAGCGTTGGGCAGGTAAGCCTACAGACCCCCTTAGATTCTCTGAAGAAGATCTACAGAAGCGTGAACTATCTTATCGTAAGGCAGGCTTCGCTCTGCAATTCATGCTTGATACAACCCTATCAGACGCCAATAAATACCCTCTACGGCTTCGTGACCTCATCGTAGGCATGTTCCCCTTAGACGAGGCCCCAATGAAGCTCACGTGGCTCCCTGAGCCTTCTAAGAGGGTTCCAGTTGATGAGTGTCCCCCGATGGGCCTTAAGGGAGATTCTTACTTCTACTATCATGCCTCATCCAATGAAGTTGTTCCTTATGCCCATAAGATCCTATGCGTTGACCCCTCAGGTAGAGGTAAAGACGAAACAGGTTATGCTGTTCTCTACTACCTAAATGGGTATATCTACGTCATGGAAGTAGGAGGTCTATTGGGAGGCTACTCTGATGTAGTCCTCAATAAGCTAGCTAAGGTAGCTAAGAAGTACAAAGTCAATGAAGTGGTCATTGAAGGAAACTTCGGTGATGGCATGTACATCAAACTATTTGAGCCTGTACTAAAGAAAACCTATAGTAACTGTGGGGTTACTGAAGTTAAGTCTACGGGACAAAAAGAACTCCGAATCATTGACACTCTTGAACCTGTAATCTCTAACCATAAAATGTGTGTCACTCCTGAGTGTATCAGGAATGACTACTCTACTGTACCCGAATCTGACTACAAATATGCTTGTTTCTATCAGCTCACTCGTATCACTGTTGATAGGGGTGCCCTTATTCATGATGACCGTCTGGATGCTCTGGCAATCGGAGTTAAATACCTTGTGGACTTCATGGGCGTAGATGCTGATGAAGGTATTAACGAACTAACCGAAGAATGGCTAGAGGAGTCTATGGAATCCATGTATGGGTTCTATACGTCCAATATTGGAGGTGTGATGGTAACTGAAGATAGACACAGCCCTAAAGGTACCTCTAAGGGTGTAGACAGATATAAGGGTAAAGGATACACGTTCAAGAGGTGATAACTGAAATATG